TTCTTAAGTTCAAGAGATTTAATCTGGTCTTTTTTCTCACGAATTTTATCCTTAATGAGATTGTTCATCGCAGAAAAAATACGAATATCCAAAAGATCTTCAATGACCTCACGACGATTCGAAGTAGTCAATTGCATAAACGGCACAAAAGTGCTGCTACCCAGAATCACAATCTGAGTAAAAGATTTATAATTGACCTTGAGAATATTCTCTTCTAGAATTCTTTGATTTGCCCTGTCGTCTGCTTCTTTATGAAGGAGACTACCATTAACCTCAATATCAAAAATATTTGGTTTGATACCACGACGAACAACATAGTCTCTACTATTCACAGAGAACTCAATCTCCACAACACAATCTTTTTCGTTTGTGGTATTAACCAATTGAGGTTTGTTAATCCGTCTAAAAGGTTTGTTGAAAAGAACAAAGGTAAGTGCATCCAAAATAGTGGATTTACCTGCACCATTTGTTCCGATAATTAAATTTGTATGGTGTTTTTCAAAATCAACTTCAGTCCACTGATTTCCAGTAGAAAGAAAATTTTTCCATTTAATCTTGTGAAATACTAGCATTATTAGGGGGAATAACGATGTCGTCGGGAGTGATCACAGCATACTTGTAATTATACATCTTGCAGGTCTTGATGGCAAGCTCATCGTCAACCTCTACAACATCCATTTCAGTTTCTTCTTGATCTTCAAGCATCAAAGCATATCGAGTTGCATCATCTTCTTCCTCAAACAGAAATAAAACTTTATGACCATACTGGTCTTGAACTGCATATGCCCCGTCGTCTTTTCTATCTTTGAGTGTAAGAAGAAACATTTACTCTACTTCGCAAGATTGTTTGTATAGGTCTTGAAAAATACCTTTGATAATGTTTTTATCAAACTCAAATTCAGATTCTTCAATATAACGATTCAAAATTGATAATGTATTTTCAGTTTCATCAATTTCAAACTCTTCATTTTCTTGAATATCAAAATTTTCTACGATCTTAAGTTCTTGAATGCCAGCAGTATATAGTTTATCAATGAACTTTTCAAAATCTTTTGGTTTTGACTTTTTACGAACAATTACCTTAACAATTTTGTTTTCGTATTCGGTTGCATCAAACATTTGATATGGGGTATCTTCATAATAAATGTTATAAAATAATTTATAAGGATTATTAACTGGAGTGTGAGTGAGGGTTTCCGTATCAAAAATATGAAAACCACGACTGTCGTTTACATCTGTCCAGTACATCTCATAAGGATTACCAAGATAGAAAATGCATCCATTATCAGAACGAGTGTGGTAATGACCAGAAAATACTTTTGTGAAGTTTGAAAAAATATTCGAATCCAGTCCATGTTCCTCCATAATCAGATTTCGATTCACACGAAAACCTTTTAACTCCAAATGACCCATAGCAACCTTTGCTTTAGTCTTTTTAATAAGTTTAAGAGTATTTTCTTGATTTTCCTGATTAATCCAAGGTAAAAGCATAATTTTAAGTCCACCAACAACCACTTCTGTTGGATCACTATACGTTTTAATATTTGGATAAGTTTGAAGCAAAAGACCTGGTGAATTTACACTATTTGTGTTCTTGTAATAAGTATCATGATTCCCAATAATCATATGGACATCATAATCCCGCATAGGTTCAAATACAACTCTCTTTGCCCATTCAAGACTTTGATAATCAATTGATTTACGACTATCAAAAGCATCACCCATATGGATGACTGCCTCTACCCCATGCTCTTTAAGGGAAGGAAAAAATACATTCTTATAAAAGAGTTCAAAATGGTCGTGGAGATATTTTGAACCCTTTCTGGCACCATAGTGGGTGTCTGTAATAATGGCAACTTTCATCTATTAGTGCGGTATTGGATTGCGTCTTTGATGCTATTATAGTCGCTACTGTGCCCAGAAAGCAAGCTATCGTCAACCATCATAACCTCATCAAACCCGGTGCGTTCAATAATCTTGGTCTTAATGTCTAACTGCTTTTTCTCCTTTTGAATTCTTCTCAAAAAGGCATAGTGAATAATCTGAGTAAAATATGCAAAAGGATTCTGAGACCTTTCTGGATTGAAGTTGTGAATGTACTGAACGCAATTTTCAATTCCATCAGAGATCATATCCTCACGGAACATATAATTCACAAAGTTTGGTTTATATGATAAATGAGTCGCAATTTTCAGAAAACACTCTCCCAAGTAATTTGTAATACGTGGTTTAGGAAGACCTGCTTCTTTAGCAGCAGCAACCTTAGTACGATATACGATTAGTGCTTCTAATAATTCTTTATTATTTACATAATGTTCTGTTTTCTTTTTGGGCATAGCATTGGACTCATCAATATAACTTTTGTTTATTATAACACATTTTACAAGGGCTTGACAAGTTGTGAAAATATGAGTAAAATCACTTTGTTAAGGTTGAAGATGATAATTTAGCTTTCTTTAATACCTTTAAATATCTTTTCAAGATTTTTCCTTGCTTCTTCTACAGAGGAGATATATCCCATTTTAGATGATGGTTTTACCTTACCAGAAGGATTATAAAGTTCTATAGAATCATCCTCCTCTATATAATCGTTGTAAATATTAATTAATTTAACATCTTTGGTTTCTGTCATTGTGATTATTTTATCAAGTTTAATTATAAAAAAATCATCACTTGATAATTCTATCCAGGGTTTTACTTTAATATGCATCCCGTGTTGATTGTAAAATGATTTCATAGTAATTGGATTTTGAAGAACTACAACGGGATCTCCATCGTTTTCATCTACCATCACTAGAGATAAAATTTCTTCCCCAGATACTAACTTAATAATTGCGTAAAACTCTTCTCCCATTAGTTCTTAAGCGGTATGTTTACAATATCATAATTAAAGTTTTCTTCGTTATAAACTTTGATTCTTTCGATTAGATGATTGAGTGTATAATTTTTTCTTGACTTATAACTGATATCATCGGCAATGTCATATAGAGTTGCCTTTGTTTTATTGTCCCCCTTTCTTAATACTCTTCCGATTGATTGGAGGTTTCTGATTCTTGATTTACTAGGGGAAGCAAAGATAACATTATGTAGATTTCTAATGTTAATACCAGTAGAAAAAGTCCCGTAAGAAGCAACGATGATTGCATTATTCTCTTTTTCAGTAATTTCTCTGACTTTTTCTCGATCCTCAGTATCTACACCACCGTGAACAAAGAACACGTGGCGATCTTCTGCGATACTCTTATTTATGAGATCATATAAAGGTTGTCCGTGACCTTCTACTCTTGAAAAAAGAATCAGAGTATTACCTTTAAGATCTAGGGCAAGATTCTTGATAAACTTATTACGTTTTTCGTGGTTGATAATATATTGAACCTCATCCTCAAAAGTCTCAAACTTATTCGGTGGGTGTTTCAATAGAAGAATGTTAATATCCAGTTTGGCAACGTGACCCTTCTGCATCAGTTCTTCTGTTCTGATGATTTTGTATGAAGGGCCGAATAAACCTTCTAGAACCCACTTATGTGTCTGTGTGCCGTCTAAAGTTCCTGTAAAACCGTAACGATATTTTGCATCAGAAAGTTTTGTCATTATAGATACTAATGACTTTGATTTAAACTGGTGTGCTTCATCTCCAACTACCACATTGAATCTTGAGAAATATTGTCGAGGAAGTTTGTAGATGGACTGCCAGGTCGTAATGATCACCTGAGAGTCTGTTTCTCTTTCTTTACCAGCATAGATCTTGTGGCAAAATGAACCCACATCCCACCCATAATCTGCAAAGTCTTTATACATCTGTTCTACAAGGGATGTCGTCGGAACGACTATCAAAGTATTTTGTCCTTTCTCAACGTAATATCGGACAATCGAGTATATCATCAACGACTTTCCAGAAGCAGTTGGAGATATCAACAACTTTCGATTATGTTTTAAAGCGTCGTATACTCCCTCAACTTGGTATTCACGGGGAGCATACTTGCAAATAGAAGTCATATAATCTTTTACACCTTCTTTTGAAATCATCTCATTGACTTCAAAGGGGAGACCATAAAACTTATTGTTTACAAACTCATAAGTGTAATCATGATTTTCACAGAAACGAGTGAGTTTATCTAGAAGACCGATATAAATCTCACCAGTCTGTGTATTGAATAGACGTATTTTTCCATCCCAGTGTCTATTACGAAACTGGGGCATAAATTTTGCTCCAGGAACGTCAAATGTGAACTGATCTGCAAGTTCATAATAGACGTGTGGTTCTGCCTTTACCTGAAGATACACCTCATTCTTTTTCGATATAACCAAATGCGACATACATTCATACCAATACAAAAATATTTATTGGCAATAAAAAGGGGGTCAATTAAACCCCGATTGAAAACGATGCCACTCAATAGCATTTTTGATTTGGAATGTTCTGTTAGAAACTGTTTTAATTACTTCTTCAAGAAACTTGAGCATAATGTCATAGTATCTTATTTTAAGTTCCACTTTACTTAACTTCTCATCCCCATCCATATGCCTTTGTAATGCCTCTTTGTCCCTAACTTTATATGGAAATGGTTCTTCTTCGTAGACCTCTATAGGTGCCTTTCCAGTGTAGTAATTGTATCGTTCAAGTTTAACTCTATTATAAGTTTCTCTTGCTTTTTCACGTAGCAAAGTAATTGTATTATATATTGTATAATACTTAGCGTGAAGTTGAGGAATTTTTAAGGATTCATCATGTAAATTATCAGGATCAATGACAGAATCTCTCTGCCACATCTCCTGGATTTCATCAAGATTCATAGAGGTTTGCCGTTTTTGCCCAAGATATTATATACAGTATACTTGAAAGTGACCTCTGCTGTAAAGTAGTTTATGTCAGTGGTATCAGATTCAAATTCTAAAGAAGTGAGATAAGTTGGAAAAAGATCTTTAAATTTTACTGTTGCAGTTGTATTATAATTGCTATTTAATATGTACAAACTTCCATCACTAAAAGATTCTAATGTATCTGAAATTCCATTTTCATTCGTTGTAAAATCTTTGAATTGTTGGGTTGTTTCTGGAAATCCCAAACCAGTCAACCAATTATGTATTGACATATAATTTTCAAGATTTTCATCAACCAAAAATCTTAAATTAAGATCTCCATAAATTAATTTATCTCCAGGAATATCAATATCCTTTAAATATGATGGTTGAATCGCCGTTCCTAAAGTTATTTCTGGTATTCTTGCTGAGTTACAGAAAAAAGAGACTTTTGGATATTTTGCCAAAGTAAATTTAAAACCAGTTGGTGATAAAAAATTTCTATTCTGTATTTGGTTATCAAAAGCCATTTTTATTTTTATTTAGATAAAAAAAGAGGGTCCGAAGACCCCCCTTGATAAAACCTTGTGAAATGACTCACATAAGGTTAGTAACACGTACTCTTCTGTAGTAACGGTTTCTGTTAGCTGTAAGAGCACTGGTTCCAGAAGCAGTACCGGAAGCAAGAGCACCGTCATTGGCAAATGGGTTAGCAACAATGCCATAACGGGTCTTAAATCCGATCTTAGGCTGGAAGGTGTTCTCACCAACAGCACGAACCATTTGGAGAGGAACGTATGGGCAATAGAACAGACCTGCATCATAAGGGGAAGAACCCTTATAACCTACAACGTAGTACTGAGCACCACCACCAGCAGAACCTACGTTTGCCGAATATGGGTCGATGTATACTCTGTACTTACCTTGGAGAACACCAGCAAAGGTATTGCCAGTATCATCAACGTTGAGGTTAGCATTGAGTGCAGGGGTATAATCGAGAACACCAGCCATGGTCAGTGCTGAAGCAACGTCAGCAGAGCACATGATGATGTTGCCCTTCCCTCTACGAGTTCTTTGTGCAATTGCGTTTGCATCACGCTCGATTTGGAAAATCAGACCCTTGAACTTCTCAACCGACCAACGACCGTTGGAGTCAACGTCAAGGTCAAAAGTACCAGCAGTAGCAACGTTTGACTGAGCACCAGCTTCAGCAACGTTATAAATGGTACGAATGACTTCACGGTTGATTTCAGCAAGAATCTCAGTTGACAGAATGTTTGCCAACTCAGCTTCTGCATTCAGACCGTGAATTGCCTTGAGGTCTTGTGCGAGTTCGAGTGAGTACTCAGCTTTCAGAGCTCTTGAACGTGCAGTAACGGTGACTTTCTCGATCGAGAATGCCATTTCGTTGAATGCACCACCACTAGTAGTGCCAAGATCTTCAGAATCACCGGTATTCATACCAGTGTTTACATTATAAGTGCCAGAGTCGTTAAGAACTGCTGGGTTGTCACCGGTTTGTGCAACAGTAGTACCAATACCAGTTGCGGTTAGGCTGTTTGCAGCATTCTGACCGGAGAATCTTGCATTTGGCTCATCGAACAGAGCTTCAGCACCAGTCTGGGTGGTATAACGTGAACGCATTGCGAAGATGAGTCCAGTAGGACCGTTCATTGGTTGAACACCTGCGAGGTCATATGCGACCAGGTTAGGCATTGAACGTCTGATCAGGGAGATCAGAACTGGATCGAAACCTGCAACAGGGGAATTAGCTAAACCACCATAACCACCGGAAGCACCGGTACCATTTGCGCTGTTGGTTGGGGCTTCGTAAAGAAACTCACGCTCTTCACGAAGTGCTTTTTCTTGGTTCTCCAGAAGAATAGCGGTTACCATTCTGCGATGTGCATCTTTGATGTCACCGAGACCTTGATGGTCTAAGAGTGGTGCCCACTTCTCCTGCAGTTGTTCTGCATTGAACATTTGCATTTGAATTTACCTCTTTTAAAAAGTTAGTTTGACTATGTATGATCTATAAATCACTTTTTAGAAACTCTATTCAGAGTTTGAAGATATGATTCCATCAAACCAGAAACTGGTTGATGTAGGTTTTCAATACCCTCAGAAATTGTCTCTGAATTATTTCTTTGAGTACCAGCATTAGATGGGAAATATGATTCCCTCAGTGTTACTAGTTTCTCACGATAGTTCTCTTCACTATCAAACTCAACATTTTCGGCAAGAGAAGCGAGTTTGTCCTTCTGAGAAAGTGCAAGACCCTCAGTGACTTCTGCAAAGATTACATCAGCAACCGACTCTGCTAATCTTCTATTCAGAGCAACATTTCTTTGAATTTGCTCGTTGAGTTTTTCTTCCATTTCATCAAGTTTATCTACCATGCTCTCGATTACATCATATCTATCTTCAGGGATTGTTACATAATGATCTTCAAAAAGACCTCTCATTCCTTGGAGGAATGATTCGGTCATTTCAGTCTTGAGACCGTGCTCAACTGCAAGTGCATTCTCTTGAATCCACTCGTCGGCAACATACTCAAGGTATGCATCGACACGATCTACAAGTTCTTCTTTAATAGCAGCAACTTGCTCAACAAGTTGTACTTCATATTTTTCTTGAATTTGTTCTTTGATTTCAGCAACTCTTGTTTTAATTGCGGCTTCAAAGATGGTACGTGCTTTCTCTTGGAATTCCTCGGAAAGATCTTCACCTTCAAGGAGAGCATTGACATCTTCTTCGATGTCTAACTCTTCTTCCATTTTCTTTTTCTTACCCTTCTTTTCCTTTTCGTCTTCTTCGTCCTCTTCCTCTTCTTCTTCGTCCTCGTCGGCAGCTTCAAAGACTACTTCTTCATCATCTTCCAGTTCTTCTTCATCAACTAGATCCTCTTCATCTTCAGATTCTTCTTTTACAGGTTTTGGCATATGCTGCATAGGATCTGCAGACTTAGCACCTTTATTTACAACATTCTTGACTTGAGCAAGAGTTGCAGAAGGATCCTTAAGTTTTGCCGAATCATCATCGGTTTTATAGTTTTCTGGAGTAGGGCCACCGAGATCTTCCCAACTAGTAGTTTGACCATCAGGGATACCTGTGGTTAACTTATGCATTGGTTCAGCTGCAGCAGCGCCTTTGGTTACTACGTTTTCCATTTCTTGTAAATTGCTACCAACGGACATTTGTTTAGATATTTTTGTATTAATCTATATTTATTTATAATTTAAAGATTTGAAAGAAACTCTTGAAATAAATTTAATTTGTGTTCATCGAGTTTTCTTTGGTCAATAAGAGTGTTAATTCTTCTTTGAGTTTTAGAAGCAAGTTGCTCACGAAGAATTCCTCCTTCCCAAACCCATTCTTTACCTTCCATAATTCCCTGAACAAATGCATCAGGAGCAGAAGGATCGGCAACGATATCAGCAGCAGTTGCTAGCATAAAATCTTCACCAACAACTTTATGACCTTCATTGGTCATCTTAAGTGATCCAACACCACGAGAAGAAACCCCAAGACAAACTCCTTCACCAATGAGAGATTTTGCAATCTTACCCATTGGAGTTTCTAGAAGTTGTGCTTTACCTCTAAAGTTTGTACCTTCTTGAGTAAGAGAAACAATTTTATGAGAAACACGATCTAGATTTACTGTTGGACCATCTGGGTGTCCAAGTTCTCCAAGAGCACGGCCTTTTTGAACGAAATTTTCATTGTATCTGGAAACTTCTTTCGAGAGAGTTGCCATAGGATACATTCTTCCATTACGATTGCAAATGTCTCCTTGAAGGAAAATTCCTTCAATGAACATTTTTTTATCAGAACCTTTGCCTTCGACAATAAATTCTACTTTTTGAATTTCTTCTGTGATGAGTTTCATTTTTATTAATTCGTAAATCCTACTTTTGCTGCTTTAATTGCTGGACTTGTATAAATTACCTCTGTTGGCAATTTAGCCAAAAACTCAACAGAATTTGCTGGCATAGTAAAGAAAATAGTTGTTCCAGCACCAACTACTGTTGAAATACCTACGGTTGCAATTCCACCAGTATCATTGTGTAATCTCACACAAGTTGCTTGTGTAATACTTGATGCAGTTCCTGATGTAGTTGGAGTGGCTACTTGTGTCGCCACCATTTTTGTTATAGGCATTATTCTTCCTCTGTTTCTGTCTCAGTTTGATCAAACATTGCAGTTGCAATTACTGGTCTGAAAGCATCAATTCTCTCAGATGCTTTGGCAAATAAAGCATTTTTAATTTCATCACTAATTTTAGATGCCGCAGCGTCAGTGCTAATCAAATTTACAATTTCTTCCATAAAATTAATATAACAGTATACTTTATTTATATTTCTGCCTTTTTAGTATCTTTTTGTACCTGAGCATCTGTTGCAGATCCTTGTTGATCCATATCTGGTTCCATTGGAACTTGTCCAAGTGGTCCAGAAGAACCTTCTGGTGGTAAAGGTTCTCCAGTAATTGGATCTACTGAATTTGGATCTGGAATAATGCCATCAGCAATTTCTTTTTCTATTTGCTCATCAATTTCAATCATTTCTGAATCAGTTTGCCTAAGTACTTTTCTACGAACCCATTCCGTGGAATAATATTTGCCAATATATGGTTCAATTGTTGCCAAAGTTCCCAATCTTTCATTTAAAAGTTCAGATTCCTTCAATTCCGCAAATTGATTATCATATAGAAAATCATATTGAATATGATCACTTATTTGTTCCCAATCTTCTGGTGAAACAATATTTTTGAGAATCAATTGCGTTCTCAACATATCATTAAACATTTGAGCAAATCTTTTTCTCAAACGTCCAACAAATTTAGCAAATTTAAGTTCATCTCTTAAAATTTCAGATGATCGACCAAGATTAAATCCACCATCACTCGCAATTCTCGATTCTGGAACTCCAAGTGCCCTATAAAGTTTCTTTTGGAAATATTCAATATCTGCAAGTTCACCAAGGTTTTGTCCACCAGGTAAGGTTGTAATTTCGGTTCCTCTACCACCTTCTCTTCTTGGAAGCCAAAAATCTTCCATCATAGACATAAATTTACGATCATCACGAACTTCACCAGTATTTGCATCATATACTAGTTTGTTACGATATCTCATCATAACATCTCTAAGATATTGTTCTGCTTTTACTTTGGGAAGATTGCCTACGTCAATGTAGAAAATTCTTCTTTCTGGAGCACGAGATAATCTATAGATAACCAAGGAATCTTCAATCATACGAAGTTGATTGAGTGACTTAATTGCTTTATGCAAATAAGACAAAACCGTTCCTTTATTTCTATCAACTAATCCAGATGTGCAATATACTATAGAATCTTTTGCAATTTTGATAGAATTTTTTTGTCTATCCATTCCAGAAGTTAAACTGCCCGCATATGCATTTGATGGTGTATATAAAAAATAT